GCAGGAATCTCTCCCCAGATGGCTAGATTTGACCCACCAACAACCGAAAGGCCTAAGTCATGACAGTAAAGAAACTAGAACCGCCAGAGGATAAACCAATTGAGATCTACCTATCGTTGAATTCTGCATTGTCGGTGGCTAACTGGATCACTTCCACTGACGTAGCTGCCATCACTCTCGCCCGGCGCATGGCCAAGGCACTAGATACGGCTTTTGACATGGGCGCTGACATAAAAGACATAACTGCCTTATCTGGTAAGTTTTTAATTGTGTTGCAGCAGCTGCACCTAACCGTAGAAACACGTACTGCCAGTAAACAAGAGGATAATGATGGAACAGCCTATGTCGGAGATTTCCTACGGCTTGTCAAAACCAAGAATACAAAGCCCGCCACTAAAACTGCCCAGCGCAGGCCCGCTAGTAAGCCAGTTAGCGGATGAGTTAGGTGTTCCATTACTACCTTGGCAATCACATGTTTTAGATGATGCCTTAAAGGTAAATCCAGATGGCACATGGGCAAGATCTCAAGTAGGCGTTCTCGTAGCTAGACAGAATGGCAAGACTCACATGATGCGAATGAGAATGCTGGCTGGCCTATTTATCTTTGGTGAAAAAAGCATTATTGCCATGTCACAGACACGCCAACTTTCACTGGATACTTTTAAGCAAACAGTAGACATGGCAGAAAGCCTTGACTGGATGCGTAAGCGTATTAAGCGAGTCTCCCGAACTAACGGCCAAGAGGAAATTGAGGTTTACTGCCACCATTACCCCAAGTCATGTAACGGTAAATGTGAGCGCCTACGAAAGTACGCGATTAGAGCTGCAACCAGTGAGGGCCCACGTGGCTCAACTGCTGACCTGCTTTATGTAGATGAACTTAGAGAGATTGATGAATCAACTTGGGCAGCTGTTACACCGATCACCCGAGCCAGACCTAATGCCCAAGTGTTTTGGACATCCAATGCTGGCGATCTAAACAGCAATGTCTTAAATGAACAAAGGCGTAGGGCCTTGACCTTTGAGTCCAGCCGAATGGGTTACTACGAGTACAGCGCACCTGCCGGATCTGATGTTAATGATGAAAAGGCTTGGGCAATGGCTAACCCTGCAATGGGTTACACAATTACAAAAGAAAACATTAAAGATGCCTCAATCTTTGATACTAAAGATGCTTTCAAAACAGAGACACTTTGTATGTGGGTAGATGCCATTGATTCACCATGGCCAATGGACATGTGGAATGCAGGCGAACAGGAAATAGGACTAGAGGATGATTTACCTACATGGATGGCTATAGATCTTAATTTCAATAGAGAGATTGCCTGCCTAGTTACTATTCAAGAGCGCCCAGAGGGTATGGCCGTATTCCTACATGAATGGAAGCGTGAGGGCGGAATAAATGATCTTGAACTTACAGGTGAACTGGCAACACTGGCTCGTAGATACAGACCTAGAAAGTTTGCTTATGATCCAAACACTGCTGGCTACATTGCACCACGTTTAGCACAAGCAGGAATAGCAACCGAGCCAACACCATGGGCATCAGCAGGCTTTGCCATTAGTTGCGATCAAACACTTAATGCAATGCAGTCTGGCAAATTCATTCATCCCGGACAACCGACATTACATAGTCACTTAGTCTCATGTGCTAGACGGCCAGCATCAGATGGTGGATGGCGCATTGCTCGTAGAGCTGCTCAAGTACCAATCACAGCTGCAGTGGCATTAGTAATGGCGGCTGGGCATGCTTGTGCGCCACAACAGAGTGTGAGTATCATTAGTGCTTAAGGTCTACTTGGCAGTACCCCATGTGTGGGCTAGTCACTCCTATCACTAGCCCACACATTCCGACACGCTTACCAGATGCTTGAATGTCACACATTTATGAGATAATGCAGTATGGGATTTATTGATTTCTTACTGGGTACAACACCAGAAAAATCAGACGTACAAGCCAAAGCAAATTTAGCAATACCTTATTACCAAGATAATTTCAGTCCATTCCAAGCCTTTGGTATTAACCGCGGCGATGCTATGCAAGTACCAGCTGTAGCCCGAGCCAGAAACATTATCTGCGGAACTATTGGCGAACTGGGTTTGCATTCTTACAATGAAGTTACTGGCGCAAAAATTGAGGGCCGACCACTCTTAAAGCAACCTGATCCAGCCTTGCCACGTTTCATTACGATGTGTTGGACCATTGAGGACATCCTCTTTAAGGGACATGCGTTCTGGCTTGTCTTAGAAGTTAGCCCAGAGGATGGTCGACCTATTGCATGTCGGCGTATAGATCCAACCCGGGTTACTTTCACAACTGATTTACAAACTGATGAAATTCTAAATGGCTTTTACCTAGATGGTAATTTGTGTCCTGCTTATGGTGTTGGATCGCTAATCATGTTTAGTGGTTTAGATGAGGGACTACTAAATCGTGGTGGCCGAACCATTAGAACAGCATTAGAACTTGAAATGGCAGTAAGCCGAATGGCTGCTGAACCAAACCCAACAATGGTTATAAAGAACACTGGCGTAGATCTACCGCCAGAGCAGGTATCAAGCCTATTAGCATCATGGAAACAAGCGCGGCAGCAACGCTCAACCGCCTACTTGTCAGGACCTTTAGATGTAACAACCTTTGGTTATGATGCCGGGCAAATGCAACTTACTGAATCACGCTTAAACACAGCAGCAGAAATTGCGCGACTATGCAACATCCCGGCTTGGTACATAAACGCCGAATCAGCCAGTGCCACTTACTCAAACGTAAGCCAAGAGCGCCGTAGCCTTGTGGACTTTAGCCTTAAGCCTTACATGGCCTGTATTTCAGAGCGTTTAAGTATGAATGATCTGACCCCGCGTGGCTCGGTTGTTAAATTTGATTTAGATGATTACCTACGTGGTAACCCACTGGAACAAATTGAAGTATTGGAAAGAATGCTTGCAGCTGGGATTATCAATGTTGATGAAGCCCGTGAGGAAATGGAATTAGCACCGAGAGGAAATGAAACAGATGCAACTTAATTTTGAGGGCCAAGTGTTGGCCGCAAGTGTTGAGACCAGAACCATTAAAGGCCTAGTAGTACCTTTTGCTAAAGTGGGCAACACTTCTGCTGGGCCAGTGCGTTTTGAGTTTGGCGCTTTTGGTGACATTGACGCCAGCCAAATTGTCTTAAACATGGAACATGACCGCACACGCCCATTAGGTCGCGGTATTGCTGGCAGTGAGGAAGTTACACCTGCCGGCATTTCAATGGCCTTTAAGATTGCGCCTACTGGCGCAGGTAATGATGCTCTAGTTGAAGCTTCAGAGGGATTACGCCCGGCATTTAGCATTGAAGCCAATGTGGGCGAATACGTAATTGAGAAAGGCGTGATGGTCGTATCATCCGCCAAGCTCGAAGCCGTTGCACATGTAACTAACCCAGCATTTAAGGATGCACAGATTTCTCAGGTCGCAGCTACCGAAGAAACCCCAGAAACCACCGAAGCAGAAATCCCTGCCGAGGAACAACCACAGGAGATAACAGTGGAAGAAACAACCGCACCAGTGGCAGATGAAGTGACCGCAGCCGCGGTTGTTCACGCTGCCGCACCAGTGGCTTACACAAAGCCACGTTCACCAATCAAGACTCAAGCACATTTCCTAGAGCATTCAATCAAGGCTCAACGCGGAAACCATGAAAGTGCAGAATGGATTGCACACGCAAAGGCAGAGGATGCAAAGCACGTAAATGCAGCTGACGATTCCTTTACAACCAACCCAGCATTTAAGCCAATTCAGTATGTATCACAGGTAGTAGACAACCAGATTGGCGCTCGTGGCGCGATTGATGCAATCGGTACACGTTCACTTCCAAACGCTGGTATGACCGTATCCATTCCAAAGATCACCACATCAGGATCAGTGGCTGAAACTGCAGAAGGTGCTGGCCCGTCAGAAACTGGCATTGTGTCATCTTATGTTGATGCAACTGTAAAGGCTTACAAGGGACTACAGCGTTACTCTGTAGAACTTTTTGACCGCGCAGATCCAAGCTTCTACGCAGCCATGTTGGATAACATGCGCCGTGTTTACGCTCAAGCAACAGAAGCTGCAGTAATTGCAGAATTAACATCAGGTGGAACACAGGCAACTGCAACTGCTGCAGATGTTGATGGCATTGTGTCATTCGTTAAGACCGAAACCCCGGCTGCATACCTTGCAACTGGCGAATTGGCTACACGTTACATTGCTGGCACATCCCAATGGGGTCTGCTAATTGGCGCGCAGGATTCAACCAAGCGACCAATTTTCAGCGCATCACAGCCACAGAACTCTGCTGGCGAAGTTGGCACACAGTCACTACGCGGAAACGTAATGGGCCTAGACCTTTACGTATCCAACAAGGCTGTTTCAACATCCATTGATGAATCAGCATTCATTGTTGTTCCATCATCGGTTGCAATCTACGAAAGCCCAGTATTGCAGCTGTCAACAAACGTAGTTACAACTGGCGAGATTGAAACAATGCTTTATGGCTACCTAGCCGTCAAGGTTGTTACAGCCGGTGGAGTACGTCGCTTTAACCTGACCTAAGTCAGAGTTAGTTAGAAGTGTGGGGGATGCGGCCCTGTGTCCCCCACACACTCACAAGAATTGGATTGAGACATGGCACTAATTACACTAAGCGAGTTAAAAGCCGTACTTGGTATTGGTGACATCTACGCTGATGCAATTGTGCAAGCCGTTGCAGATAGCGCCGAAAACATAATCCTTTCTTATTTAACTTTTGATGATGTGTCTATTAAAGGCGTATCACTTACAAGTAATGTTGCCCGGTTCTATTGCTACGACAACACTTTTGTAGTTGGTCAAGCATTAACGGTTAGCAAGTGTGGCGCACCCTTTGACGGATCGCGCACTGTAACAACCGTAGGCATAGAGGATGGCGTTACATTCTTTGAGGCTGCCATTACAAACGCAAACATAACCAAGCGCCATGTCATACCTAATGGGCGAGCAGTATTAACCAGCCAAGCCACTCTGTATGACACCACGCCAGAAGTCAGAGAAGCTGCTATGGCCGTTGCCTGTGACATCTGGATTACACGTACTGGCACACTTGGCCAGCAAGGTGTGGATTTCCAATCTCCAGCGCCGTACCGCCTAGGGCGTTCAATGCTTACCCGAGTATCTGGATTACTAGGTAAGCACCTAGATACCAGAGGCTACATTGGCTGATCTAGCGACTTACCGTGATGCACTCGCCGCAACTCTTGCAGCTGCTGGTCGAGTAGTTTACGCATACCCAAATGAGAACATCACCCCACCTGCAATTGTGCTTGTGCCGGGATCGCCCTATATAACAGTAAGTGCCATTGGTGGCGCTCGTTGCAATGTACGCTTTGACATCACAGTTATTGTGAATGCAGCTGACAATCGCGCTGCTTTGAAAAACTTAGAAACCTTAATCTTTTCTGTAACTGATCTACTAGCCAATAACATTTCGTTTTTGGGTGGATGGTCACAACCCACAGTCCAGCAAATCGGAAACGCCGACATGCTTATCAGCCAACTCAACATAGAGATGGTCACAACCAACTAGAAAGGCAAGTCATGCCAGCAACATACATAACTGGTCGGAATCTGACTTTGAGCATCAACTCTGTGTCATACGCTGACCAAGCATCAACAGTTACACTAGAGCGCGAAAACAACCAGCAGGTACTTGAAGTTTTATCGGGTCGGGCTTACAAGACCGTTGATAAGACCGCCACACTAAATGTAGAACTATACCTAGACGATACTTCAAGTGCAGGTATTATCTCGGCACTTTGGGATGCAGCGAACAGCGCACCAGATACATCGCTTGCATTCTCATTTGATGTAAACGGTGACACATTCACTGGCAATGTATTTCCAGTATTTCCGACAGTCGGTGGCGCAGCTACTGACGTACTAACTACCAGCCTTAGCTTTGTTGTTGAG